CAACCTAACGAAGCAGGATTACGAAAATCTTGCAGATACGAACAAAACGGTAAATACTGATGAAATGTCAGAAGAACTAGCAAGAATCACAAAATTAGCAGGCGTGAACGAAGGCCTAACAGGCACATCAAAACGTTCATATGAGAATCTAGACAAAACAAAATTAATAATCAGACACAAAGGCAAGGTTGACGAGACTGTGCCGGGTGCGAGATCAAGACAGATACAATCATTGTACATAGAAAATGAAGACGGTGAAAGATTCAAGTATCCAATGACACACCTAGCAGGTGCGAGAGCAATGATGAGACACGTTGCTAACGGCGGTAGACCACATGATGAATTTGGTCAACACATAATCCAAACGTCAGAAGATATCGCAAAATTAAATTCTTTCCAAAGATATGTCTCTAACAAAGATCAATTGAACGACAACGCAGGCGACATAATTGAAAACACAAAATTACAATTAGAAAACCTAAGAGAGTACATGAGAAATCTTAGCAAACAATCTCATTATGAATCAAGTTGCAAGAGTTACAAGAAAGCAGAAGATCAAATCTTAGATGATGAGACTGTTAACAAATTAAGAGAGAAGTTCACTATGACAAACCTCGATAGCCGCGTGGAAGACGCTATTCCTCTGATTAGTAGGGTCATGAGTGAATTGGAGAAAAACAAAACACAACCAGTAAATGAATTAGACCCAGGCGATGAACCAATTGACGCACCTATACAACCACCCGTGGACCATGGTGCGGTTGTACTGAGTTTCTTAACAGATCCAGATAAAAAGTTAGTGCTAAGAAAAGATGACACAGCAGACAAGATGTTGAAAACAACAAAATTCACAAACAAAAACACAATGTTAAGTTCTATATTATCAGACATCGCATCAAGACTTTTGACAAAGTCGGGCGAGGAAGACAGAGTGGCGAACTTCGCTTCAAGAGTGGCAGACGAGATGGAACAAGAAAATTCAGCAACGTTCAAACCAACTCCAGACTACATCAAGAACAAAAAGATTGCTGTGCAGTTAGCGAAGAGATACATCGACGACTACAAGAAAATGCAATCAGATCCAGACTACGGCAAAGAGGTGAGAATGGATCCAGGAGCGTTCGCACCCAAGAAAGATCTAAAAGGTAAAGCCAAAGAAACAGAAGCATTTGAAAGTTGGGTTGACAACATAACTGAACAGAAACCTTATGTGTCAATGTACAGAGGTGATGACGGAAAAATGATCTATGACGTGCTAGACAAAGATGGCAAGTCAGCGTTTACCTCATCAGACGAAAAAATTGCGACAGGTTACCTAAGTAAAAACTATGACGAATTGATGGGTAGAATGCCTGTGAGTAAGGCAGACAAGATGGTGAACTCTCCAGCGTATCAAAAAATGAAGGCAGGTGATCCAAAATACTCAGACAAGACAGAAGGCATGGGCGACAAGATAGCAGACATGGCTCAGAGCATGACCCGAGACGAATTCATGAGCAAAGCAGACGAATTGGGATTGACTCCCGAAGAGGCCGCGGAACACTACGAGAAGATGTCGGGCGGTGCACACGCAGGCAAATTCGAGGGTAACCAATTTGCACAGGCAGTACAGAAAGCCAAGGCCGCAGGCATGAAAGCAGGCGACAAGTTTAAAGTGGGTGACCAGGAGTACACTCTGAAGGATGCCATAGAACTTGCTGGCCTACAGTTGGAAGACTTCTATTCAGAAGAAGAACAGGCATACGACTCACAGATCGGTCGTATAAAAAACCTCGCATTTTACCAATAAGGTATCTTTTATAGAATACTATGCAAGTACATAGTAAAGACTACCTTTATTCTGTGAAGTTAAATTCCATAGACAATCAGCAACTCGCTTCATATAGTTTAGAAGTAGAAAAATTATTAAAAAGTAAACTGGCACATTTAGAAAATACCGGATGGTACGGTACGTTTACAACTGCCAATCATAGGAAATATAATTTTTTAACCTTTCCAAACAGACAAGTGTCTGTGCTCTATCACGAAATAGTAAAGAATGTAACTCCGTTGTTGGATGATAGGGCCTATGTGATAAAATCTTGGCTAAACGTTTTTAGAAAAGGAGAAAAAGTTGACTGGCACAAACATTGGCCTGCCGATAAAAAAGTATGGCATGGATTTTACTGTGTACAAGTAGGGAATAGTTACACAGAATATCAAATTCCAAATACAGATAAAATTATCAAAGTAGTCAGCAATGAAGGTCTTTTAGTTGTGGGTAAAAGCGATAACGATAGACATAGAAGTTCATTGTGGAATGAAGAGGATAGACCCAGAATAACTATCGCTTTTGATGTTGTGCCTATTGATTCTGTCGACGATCCCTTAGAAATAAATCATTTCATACCATTTAAACTATAATATTACCAATAATAGTAGTAGACTTTAGATAAATAACACTGTATATTATTCAGTATATGTCTAATATACATTTAGGCAAACAACAACATAGGCACAATAAAGGAGGCTTACATTATGGCATCATTGGCTGAAATAAGAGCGAAGTTAAAATCTCAAGAAGTGAATCGCTCCACTTCCAACACAGGCGGAGACAACGCCATCTACCCACACTGGAATATCTCAGAAGGTTCTGAAGCAGTGGTTAGGTTCTTACCGGACAAGGACGAGACCAACACATTCTTCTGGACTGAAAGGAACATGATCAAGTTACCGTTCGCAGGTATCAAAGGTCAGACTGATTCGAGACCAGTGACAGTGCAAGTACCGTGCATGGAAATGTATGGGAAAACTTGTCCAGTACTCACAGAGGTGAGACCGTGGTTCAAAGACAAGAGCATGGAAGACATGGGCAGAAAATACTGGAAAAAGAAAAGTTACATTTTCCAAGGTTTTGTCACAACGAATCCACTAACAGAAGACTCAACACCTGAGAATCCAATCAGAAGATTCATCATTGGACCTCAGATCTTCAACATTATCAGAGGGGCACTTATGGATCCAGAGATGGAAGAAATGCCAACTGATTACTTGAAGGGTGTAGACTTCAGGATTACTAAGACAACAAAAGGTGGTTATGCAGACTACTCAACATCAAAATGGTCAAGAAGAGAAAGACCGTTGGACGAGGCCGAGAGAGCCGCGATCGACACACATGGGTTACATAACCTAGGTGATTTCAGACCAAAAGAACCAACCGAAGCAGAGGTAAAGATAATCAAAGAATTATTTGAGAAATCTGTTGAAGGTGAGGCTTATGATCTTGAGCAGTATGGACAGTACTTCAGACCAGCGGGCGTGGCTTATCAAGGTAAACCACAAGTGGCAGTACCAACAGCATCGGCTCCAGTGGCAACACCAGTGGCAGAAGCGGCCCCAACAGCGGCTCCAGTTACTGAATCTGCACCAGCACCACAACCTGAGGCGGCTCCGGCAACGGCGGCACCGGCGGGCGACAGTGCCAAGAGAGCGGAAGACATCTTGAAGTTGATTAGATCAAGACAAGCAAAATAATCTGACATTTTACCAAGGCCTTGATATTGACTGTCAGGGCCTTGTGTAATATAATAAGAGCATGAACAATATTAAGAAAGCGATCGAATGGATCTTATACAAACAGATACCGGCATGGGTGTTGGTAGTATTAGTGATCATTTGGATCTTACTATAGGACGATAACAATGACAAAAGTGTTTGACGCAACCAAATTTAGAAAGAGCATAACAAAATCAATACAGGGTCTGGGCATAGGATTCAGCGACCCCACAGATTGGATATCAACAGGAAACTATGCGCTGAACTATCTGATGACCAGCGACTTTAACAAAGGAATTCCTCTAGGCAAGGTCACAGTACTTGCCGGTGAGTCAGGTGCGGGTAAATCATACATAGCATCAGGAAACATAATCAAGAACGCACAGGAACAGGGAATCTTTGTGATCTTGATCGACACAGAGAACGCACTCGATGAGACATGGTTGCAGGCGCTGGGTGTTGACACTTCGGAAGAAAAACTCTTAAAATTGAGTATGTCTATGGTAGACGATGTGGCCAAGACCATATCTGAATTCATGAAAGGTTACAAGGAACAACACGCTGATAACAAAGAGGGCGCACCAAAGGTTTTATTCGTCATAGACAGTTTGGGAATGATGTTAACACCAACAGACGTGAACCAGTTCGAAGCGGGAGACATGAAAGGTGACCTAGGTAGAAAACCTAAGGCCTTGACAGCACTCGTGAGGAACTGTGTTAACATGTTTGGTAGTTGGAACGTTGGGCTGATAGCGACCAACCACACATACGCATCACAGGACATGTTTGATCCGGATGACAAGATATCGGGCGGGCAGGGATTTATCTATGCATCAAGTATAGTTGTTGCAATGAAGAAACTTAAACTTAAAGAAGATGAAAAAGGTAACAAGGTAACAGACGTAAGAGGTATAAGAGCGGCCTGTAAAGTCATGAAGACCAGGTATGCAAAACCTTTCGAAGGTGTGCAAGTGAAGATTCCTTATGACACTGGTATGGATCCATACAGTGGACTGGTGGACTTGTTTGAGAAAAAAGGTTTGCTAGTACAGACAGGAAACAGATTGAAGTATATTGATAAAGCAGGTAAAGAACACATAGACTTTAGGAAAGCATGGGTTGGAGATAAATTAGATATGATTATGGCAGAGTTCAAAGAAGGAGCACCAGTTGAACAGCCAGAAGAAATAAAAGAGGAAACTAAAGAGTAATGATCGACTTTACACACGAAGACATTGAAAGGTTGTGGGATTCTGTGGTACACTACGTACCTGAAAGACAAAAATTAGATATGGCAATCGATTTCATAAAAAGCCTAGAGGACATCGGTGTTGAACACGATGAGATAAAAGCGTCTGCTGAATACGATCCAAAACTAGAAGAAGCAATCAACACTGTGTTCGAGGAAGACGAAGAGTCAGACGGATACGGCGAAGATGATTAATTGGTATAACGAAGTCAGCAGGAACCTAAGCAAGATACCAGACTGCATAGCACATTTTGACAAGGAACTAATAGAAGCGAAGAAACAGTGCAAGATATATGGCAATCTAGAGAAAGCCAGTGCGGCACTACCGGGCATAGTTGAAGAAAGATTTGGCCAATTACAGCAGTTAGAGGCAATACTAGAATATCTAAACATAGAGTTGAGAAGATTGAGATCAAAAACGTTTAGGAAATATTTAGAAAATTACAACAGAGCGTTATCAAGCAGAGATGCAGAAAAATATGTCGACGGCGAGGATGATGTAGTGGACATGGACAAGATTATAAACGACTTTGCTTTGATGAGAAACCAATGGCTAGGCATCACTAAAGGACTGGATCAGAAACAATGGCAGATCACAAACATTGTTAAACTGAGAGTGGCAGGAATGGAAGATGCAGACATCAAATAGAATCATACTTACAGACGTAGATGGTGTTTTATTGGAATGGGAACACCATTTCACTAAATGGATGTTGCAACGAACACTGTTTGATGACAAAGGTGCAAGATATCATCCGTACAGATTGTTGCCAAACAAAGAAAACACATACGAAATGGCAGAAAGATTTGGCTTAACAAAATCTCAGATCCGGAGAGAGATAAGAGAATTCAATCGCAGTGCATGGATGGGTACACAACGTCCAATGCTGGAATCACAGACATGGGTAAAACTATTGGCGGCCGAAGGCTGGACGTTTATTCCCATAACTTCACAGACTTCAGACATACCAGCACAACAACTTCGTAAGAAAAGATTAGGCGAACTTTTTGGCGAACACATATTCACAAATTACCATATTCTCGGAACAGGGGCGGACAAAGACAGTGCATTAGCGGAGTTTCACAACACCGGACTGTATTGGGTCGAGGACAAGCCTCATAACGCTGTAGCCGGGCTCAAATACGGTTTAAAGCCTATATTAATAGACCACCCATACAATCAAGACTTTGATCATCCTGACGTTATACGTGTAAGTAATTGGAAAGAGATACACCAAATACTTTCAGGAAGAAAATGAAGATCTA